AGTTTCCGAGTGAAATCCTAATTCAATAACCTGATCGGAGGCTCCACTCCCACCTGCTAATCTCAACACATTAGACGAACCAACCGTGGTCAGATTAGTGCTGTCACTAACGTGGAGGAGGGCCACATCTGGCGAATCCGTTCCTATGCCGAGTCGTGTGCCATCAAAAACGAGGCTGCTGGTTCCTTCAATCCCGCTCGTAGAATCCCACACCGCAACCTGATTGTCCGCTCCGGTTCCGGTGACGGTTCCGCTGCCACTAGGTGTAACCCAAGTTCCGTCACCACGCCAGAAAGTCGTTGCTGATGCGTCCGTGCCGCTGTTCTGATTCCCCACCGGCAGATTGCCCGTTACGTCCGCTGCCAAATCCACTTGACCGCGAGTAATAGTCTGCCCCGAAATCGTAATGTAATCTGGTGTACCGGCGAGGGTGACGTTCGTTGAATTATCTGTGCCAGCGGCATCCACCCCAAGAGCGGTTCTAGCTGCTCCAGCCGTAGTTGACCCTGTGCCGCCTTGGGCCACAGCGACTGCCGTGCCTTCCCATGTGCCGGTGGCGACAGTGCCGAGTGTCGTGATTGAAGTCTGCCCAACATAGGTCGAGGCGATGTCAATGTCATTGGCGTTAGCTGTAATTCGGTCAGCAGTTCCAATTACATCGAGCGTTGGGTTAATGGTCGATGTTCCGCTTTGGGTCAAACCCGTGCCGCCGGTCACGCTCGTGACTGTGCCGCTGCCGCCGCCGCCGCCGCTTGACGCCGCCCACTTCATCCCGCCCGTTGCCGTAGAGTCGGCGGTCAAAACATGGTCATTGGTCGCCGTGCCTACTCCCTTCAGGTTGGCCTCATCAATCACATCATCGGCAACAGTAAGCGCAGTGTCTCCGGTCACCTCACCAGTGTGAGTGGCGTTGGTTGTCTTCGCCGTGTTAGCTGTAATCGCAGATGCTTGACCTAAAGTGATTATCGTCGTGTCGCCAGCGAGGGCCGTCGAACTTGTTGTGCCCAGCTCAAGGTGGGCGGCGTCAGCAAATTCCAAGGCAGTCGCCCCGCTATTCACCTGGATAACCTGGAGGGCCGTGCCAATGGCCGTCAAGGCAGTTCCGCCTTGGCTTGTGGGCACGGTTCCAGTTATGTCCCCAATGGCGTGGTCATGGGTCGAGTCAGCCTTTGAGGCCAACAAATTGGTCACGCTGATTTTCTTCGTCGTACCACTGCCAGCCATCGTGGTGTCATCGATGTCAACGATAGGCACAACGTCCGTTGAGGCCGGGGCGGAATCGAGGCTAGTGAGCTGGGTAATTTTTTGGTCGGCCATTTTAGTGCGTCCTTATTCGTATGTTAGAGTGTTGAGATTGCTGCCGGAGCTTGGCCATCTCCCGGGCGATTGACTCGTCGGCTTGCAATTTATATGCGGATGCGAGTTCCACTTTCTCATCCAGCAAAAGCATATCTGCTGCCGGAGCCCACTCGAGATATGGCTTAAAGATTTCTGGGATCTCCACCTTCACCCAGGGAGATGCCGGCGGCTCTTCGGATGTGGTAGAGGAGTTTTCAAAATAATCGCCCTCGGTTGAGTGATATACCTGGGTCCCACTGGAATAGGATCCGCTGACCCAGGCGCTGCCAATCAGCATCGGCGCCCGTTTCCTGAACTCCACCCAGACGGTGGCGGTGGTGCTGATGTTTGGGATATTGATCCCGGCAGAAGTTAGGTTGAAGTCGTAGGTCTTGAATTTATAGGTCTCGCGTGGATCCGCATCGGTGACCCTAAAGACTTCCCCGATGTCGGTCTTATCGGTGGCCGTTAATGGAAAAGTGTCGCTGTCGGAAACGGTGCGTTCCTCGACCACCATAAGCTCCGGCCAGTATTGGGATTCCCAGGCTTCGCGAAGTCGCCTGGATATGAAGCCCCGGAATAAATCAGCTTCATCAGCCAATAAATTGGAGTACACCCTTCCCGCCGTCTCCGCTGCTCCGCGAAGAACCAAATCGTATTTTACCGCCCGCATTAGTATGCTTTCCTGGTGCGGAGATATCTCTGGCCTTTATCACCCAAACTAGGGAACGGCCAATCGTTCTCCGAGATGTGGCTGCAACTGCTTTGAATCTTTGTCCCGGTGCATTTGATCGCAACCTCCGGGTGGCGCTTGGTGACCCATTTCATAAAGTCCTTATCGTTCGCGCCAACTTTCTGCCGGACCCTCAGATCCATATATCCGGCAGCGTCAAAAGAGGCCACCGGCCGGCCGAGTCCTTCGACTGACCGGTGGTCCTTGTGATTGTCTTTGGCAATGGCCGTCTGCCGCTTTTCGGCAGAGACCATATTTCTCGCGTGTTCCTTTCGGAGCGAGGTCGCCAAAGATCGTGTTTGAGCTTCAGTCATTAGCCCGTCAGCTTGAACGCGCCCAGTGCGAGCGGGTTCTTGACTGCCAGACCACAGATCGCGTCAACCGCGAAGCGTTGGCCACCCCCATTATCGGTGAGTGCGGTCACCTTGGGCATTTGGTTGAAACGCATTTCGAGTAAGTCCATGTTTAGGACATACCCGCGAGCGTTGCCAGTGGCGCCGAGGTTTGTGCTGCTGTAGCCCAGCCCGTGGTTTAGCCACAGGGTCGGCAGGATCTCAATGGTGCCGAAGTCGCCTTCGTAGATGTTCACCGTGTTGACCAGCTTCTTGTTGGTCATGTCCTGGTTAAACACCTTGATGGCGCTGGCAACATTAGTGCTGCTGAACTGGGTCTGCGTGAAGTCCTTGAAGCGACTCTTCAGGGTGGGTCCCGCCAGAAGCGTGAACACTCTAACCTGTCCGGTCTCTTCGTAGATACTTTGCAGCACATCGTTCACCTCAGTCTCGGTCAATGCCGCTGCCGTGGTGCCAGACTCAATACTCGCTGCCGGCGTTCTGTACGCGGCGGCAATATTGCTGTTGTCGTCATCGATCCACTGGCCCAGGGCGCGGGTGCGGTTAGCCGCCGAGGCGGAACCGGTCACCACATCGGCCGTGTAAGTATCTGACCCGCTATTGTAAGTGAACGTATCGGAGCACATAGTGGCTTCGATAATTCTCTTCAATTGCAGCAGCTTCTTACGAACGGCGTACTGGTAGTGGTTGGCGATGCCGGCCTGGTTCTGCACATCCTGGGTCAGTTTAGAGACCAAGGCTTGTTCGCGGAACCATTGAACACGGTTGCTCAGAGTATCGTAATCGCCTTGGGCGTTATCGAAGTCAGAGCTTGCGGCCGTGTTGCTATGGGCCAGGTCAGTGCCGTCAATAACGGCGCTGTCAACGGGAGCCAGTTGTTTATCAACGGGCCATTCAAAGAGGATGTTCGTCGGCGCGGATCCTTTCGGTACCATAGAAAAAAATGGGGTCTCTTTCGAGTCCACCAAAGTTATGGCGTCGAGTAGGTCACGATGCGAACCATCCTGTGATATAACAGTATGTGAATATAATGGATTAGCCATTTTATTTTATTTTTGGTTCTCTAGCAGGACTCCTATGTAGTTATCCAGTGAGTCACCATCTCCCCTCTCCATCACCCGATTCTTTGCGGAACGATACTTGGCAGCTTTTGTTTCGTCATCGACGGCCGGAGCTGACATGGGCTTTGGGCTGGCCGATGAAGGTGGCGCCTTTCGGCTCGCCTTCTTGCCCGGCTTACTTGTCCCATTGTCGTACTCCTCCCTCTCGAGCATCGTTCCCCGGACGTACCGGGCAACTTGCAGCTCGTAGTCAGGAAGACTCCTGAAGGGCTCGAAATTCTTAATGGCATCATTAAAAACCTCCATCTCCTTGGAGTCGGGATCCCCCAGCCATTTGTAACGATCTCTCGCGACAACGCTCGCCTCATCCTTATATTGGATGAACTGAGCCTGGCGTGGTATCCACTGATCCAGCGACTTCCGGGCGTGGTTGCGAACACGCTTGACCACTTTCCTGGCCTCACGTTCCGCCGTTTCCTCCCACCCGTAATCTTCGCGGTCTGCGCTGAGTTCAACCTCCTGGGCCTCGAGTTTTTTGATGGCTCCATCAATGTCGCCGTCATCTAAAAACTCCTCCACCTCATCAACAAAATCCATGCGGCCGTGGGCGAGCTGACGCTGTTCCTCGAGCTTTTGCATGGAGTCCACTCTTGAGAGAGGGTTTTCCCCTGCTGCAACCGGAGCCTGGGTGTTCCCCTGCTCCCTGAGCATATCATTCTCCTTTTGGAGATCTCCAAGCTCTTGGTCGCGGCCCTGGAGCTTTTCCTCCAGTTCTTTCCGCTTACGGACTTCCTTGCCTATACGACGATTAAACCATTCCGGGTTACCTTCGGATTTCTCCCCGGGGTCTCCCTCGTCCTGGTCTTCTGCTTCGTCTGGTTCCTGAGAATCGGATCCTTCCGCCTCGGGCTCCGCTGATTCCTGCTGGTCATCAGTTTCCTCCTCGGCCACCTCCGGCTCTTCGCCTTCGGGTTGGGTCGAATCGTCCTCACCACCCACCGCAGCCGTGATCAATTGATCCAGGTCCAGCGGCTTGATTTCAGTTTTCCCGGCTTCTTTATCGAGGGTTGCCGTGCCCTCGTCGTGTTTCTCTTCAGCCATGCGTTTAGTTCCTCGCAAGTAGGTCTCCGGCCTCGGGCATAAAAAAACCCGTGCCTAATTGAGATAGACACGGATTTAAGCCGTCCGGCAATTGGCTGAGTCATCAGCGAAACCGGCTGAACTGGATTGGACTATTTATGCATGATTCACCCTTTCCTGTATTCGTTGAGTGATCGGTGTAGATCGGTGAGTGCGGCCGCGTATCCGCATTGCCAGGTTCGATCCTCCCCCTTCACGCCCACATCGATTGCAACCGCGCTCGCGTCCGCCTTCGCCTCACCCAGGAGCTTGTCCAGGGCTATCCATATCTCATTATCATCAGTGAGATTGGCCAACGCTTTTCTGACAGCAATGTCATCAATCATATTTTCTCCTTCTGGTTTTTATTGGGCCGGGCTCACGCCGATACGGCCGATCTGGGCATTCTGTTCCTGTTGGATTTGGAATGACATCGCCTTGTTATAGTTTTCCATGAGCGCGGCAAACTGCTCATCTCCCTGGAGCATCTGCTGGTACTTCGGATTTGCTTGGACGATCTTCTGGAGATGCTCCAGCTTCATCCCGGCGGTGGGATCCTTCTCCTGGTAGTTGGCTTCATTGCCCAGGGCCATCAGCGCCACATCCTGATTCACTTGATCAAAGACCTTCTGGGTTGCCCCGGTCTTGTCTTCGGGAATCACGGTGCCGGCCAGGACCGGATCGAGTAGGTTCATCTTGAACTTCGTCAGAGCGGCCCGGTCAATCACCCCGGCCGTGTCCTCCGGCAGAACCATCTTGCTGATGATATCCATTTTGCGGAGCATGAAGTCCTGATCCAATTCCCGAACGTCAAAGCTGACCCGAAGATCAAACCGGCCGGCAATCTCTTCCGGCGAATTGGGGAACCCGGCCTGGGCCCCGCTAATCCGCTGGAGCTCTTCCTCGCTCACATACTCCTGGACTAGTTGGAACACTTTGCTAAACACCTCGCTCCAGGTCATCAGCCAGTTTTCCACCATCGCCTGGCGCTTGGTTTGGGATGAAACCGGATTGGTGTTCTCGGTGAACCGGCCGAAATAATCATCGGCCTGGTTCTGCACATAGTTGACCACATCCAGGCTCTCCTGGGGATTGCTCTTGGGCGGATCCAGAAAGCGAATCTCGTTGGGCCGCATCTCGGGAATCGCGCTTCCCGGCTGCAAACGATACACCTGGCTGCTCCTCGCCGGATAAACAAAGGGCGGCAGCACCGTCAGGCTCGCCCGGTCATAAAGCGCATCGCGCTGGGCCTTCTGCTCGCCCTGCCAGGTTTCGCAGATCTCGCTCACGCCCCGGCTGTCCAACAGGCGCCGGGTTAACCACTCTCGCCGGTAAGCGAAAAAAGGATAATTCCCGTTGCAGTAATCCAGCATCTCGTGCTTGCCGTGCCACTTGCTGATGGCCGGATGAAAAACCGTGCACCACACATTCGGCACACCATCCTCATCCACCTTCTTCGAGTAGGAATAAACCACCTCGTAAAGATTTTCGTAGGCATCCTGGTAGCCGGATTCGGCGTTGAGCTGGGATGGCATCACATCGTTGTACTCAGCCATCCGCCCCTTGGTGTTGAGCACCTGGGCCAGCCATTCCTTTCCCCATCCCTGCAAGGTGGCTTGCTCGCGCAACTGGGTCTCGCTCATCCAGTGCCGGCGGAAAATTGCCGGGGCGTTGGAAAGCTCAATGGTCTCGGGCGCCACATAGATATCTTCGTGAACCTTGAGAGCGGTCACGCTCGGCGCGTTTTTCACAACGTGATCCATCGGCATCTCGGTGGTGTCCTTCTCCCGAAGCTCCTTCACCATCTTCCGGGCCCGGCGCTTGTTAAGCCCAAGCTCTTCCTGGACCATCTCGACAACCGCATCTTCCTGGTCCTCGTCCTTGATCATTCCCGGCAAGTTAGCGAGGGCCGATCCCTCTGCCGCCTGTTCCGCCATCCCAATGATCTCATCCATGGTGACGGTGTGAATCTTCTTACTCACCTGGCGGTCCCAGCCCACCTGAATCACGCTCACGCCATACTGCTGACCCCACTGGGCCGCAAGCTGAACCTCCTGGCGAAGCTCGTTCCGCATGATGTTGTCGCGGTAATAACCCAGGAGGGACGTAGCCACGGCGCTCTTGCTGCCATCGCTGGCCTCAATCGGCGCGGCCCTCAAGACTCCACGCCAGAAGCTGGTGGCCAAAATATCCACGTTCTCATTGATGATGCCATCGGCCAGGCGAACCCGGGTATCGCTGGCGCCTTCCCAGGGGAAGGGCTCCTCGTTGGGATCGTTCGCGTGTTTCTTGCCGTCATGGGTTTGCCCGCTCCACTTGGCAAAGCGGGTATTGTCGGCCCGGGTTCTTCGCCAGCCCGAGTTGTTGTATCCGCCAGCGCGGCTGTATTCCTTGATGAGTTCTCCGATTTCTGGATTCATTTTTGGTCTCCTTGAATTAATTTTATGATATCTCCCTTGTGATACTTACGATTTCTTTTCCCGGGCACAATAGTCCTGATGGCCCCAATCCTGGCGAGGTAGTTCAGGTTATTCTGACTCAACCCCGTTATCCTTTTCACCGTTTGCGCGTCTAGCAGCAACGGCATATCCTCAATAGCTTCCACCACTTTTCACCTCCAGTTGTTGCTCACTAACTCTCAACTGATCTTCCTGCACCAAATAGCGCAAGCAGTCGATTGGGTCCTTACTCGCCCCCTTGTCCCGGTCAGCCCCGGTCCATTCCCGGATGCAATAAATCAAATTCCTACAGGCATCCGAAATCATTAGACGCGGCTGGCTGGCCGGATCATTCCTATCAAAATACAAAAGATCGTTTATCAAATCCACGCCCTCATCGATTAGCTTACCACACGCGGGGTCGAAAAACATCGGTCCATCTCCAGTATCCTTGGCCATGGTGTGGATCCGGGTTGTGCCTTTGCCGTCCGATTCAGTCCCTGCCGCCCTGGGATCCATCAGCCTCATCATCATCTTCTCATCCCCCTCAAGCTCCCTGATCATCTCCTTGATCCTGACCTGGCTCAGTCCGGCCCCGGCTCTCTGTGCAGGACCAGGGCTCCCGTCATGTTTCGCACTGGGCACCGCCCACTCGCCCATGGTCCAATCCGGCCATTCCCGATAAATGTAAATCGTCTCGTCCACCATCCTGGCCCATAACATAAACCAGTTCCGGGCCCCGGCCGGGTCCACCACCATCACGCTAATCCCCCCCTCGGGAATCTTATCATGCTCAATGATGTGCTCATCCCCGAACCTCGGGAAGGCATTCCCAATCGCTGCATCCGCCCACCCATATGCGCGAATCTTAATATCCCCGGTGCTGCTCCCATCCACCCTCTTCACCAGCTCCGAGTAAGGGCTGTAAGGATTCCACTTCGAGAAAAACCAGGTCGCATGGGAATTGGGCCGGCGCAGCTTCGACACATAAGGCATTGTACCACGCGGAGCGTCCTCGAAATTTTTCCCGGGAAGTAGTTCCGCCTCCTCCCAGTTCAAAACGTCATGGCCGGCGATCAGGTCTTTGACCAGCATTGTGTAACCCTCAATCGGGGTGAAGCTGATCAGGATGTTTCCCGAGCGGGTGGCCGTCCTGAATCGCAGGGTTTCAAGCCAATCGGCCGGGCAAAACTCATCCACCCAAACCTGGTCTACCTCGTTTCCTTCAATTACTTGGCGGCTTTGCGCGTAGTTCAAAAACGTGCATTGGCTTCGGTTTGGTAATACAAAAGTGTTATCTGAAAAGCCATTCTTCTGGGTGTAGGAAATATTGGTGACCCGGCTCTTCTTGATGCTCTTGTATTCTATCGGCAGATACTTGAACACGGCCGGCTGCTGCACCTGGAGGCTGCTCTGGTGGGTGGTGTGAAAGCACCAGACCCGGGCATTAGGAATGGCCAGCATTTTCTCCACCGTGAGCTTGGCACAAAACTCAGTCTTGCCGGATCGGTTCCCGCCGAAGATCGCCAGCTCATCGCTCTTCTCGGCAAGCTCCCGGGCGTCCTTCCAGTGGGGCGGCTCAAATCCAAACCGATAAGGATCCGCCTCCTCCAGCCGGATGATCTCCTCCCTCTTCTCTAAAATATCCCGGAGCTTCTTCTCCCCATCATCCATTTTAAGAATGGCGCCGGCCTGTTCCTGGGTGACGCAAGGGTGGACGGGATGGTCGGTTTGCTTAAACACAATCTCCCTCCCTGCAATCCTGACAGATTGCCGGCAACATCGCATGGGCCGAGGCCATTAAATCGATATACTCCTGGAGCTTCGCCCTCGCTAATACCACATCGAGCACCGAGGGAAATTTATGGGAATCAAGAAGCCACCTTTTCCTACACATCGAGCACCTAAAAATGGCATAATGCCAGTGGCGAGGCTTGGCATTTACCATCGGGACCTCCAGGGAAAAGCGGCTCCTGCCTGTTTCAGACTCGGGAATAACTCGAGCGTCATGGGGTCTCCCCATGCACCATGGACAAGAGCCAAGAGCTGCCGGCGGGACAGAAGTTGCCGAATGGAGGTGTAATGATTGGCCCCCGCGCAAGATAGACAGCTCTTAATTAAATTCAAAGTCTTCATTTTCATCCCTTCGGTCAATCGAGGCATCGATCTCATCGAGGCAATCCTGTTTGCAACGCGCCTCGATCAGGCTAACCACCGGCAGCATATCCATGGAGGTGAGCCCGTGCTTGTCCACATACTTCGCGCACACCCCCGCCACCTCACTGGCAAAATCATTCACCAGCTTGTCCCTGTTGTTTCCGTTATTCTCGATCATCAATACGATAAATTTCATTTTTAAGAGCCTCAATCTGATCATTTAGACGGCGAGCGAGATTCCGCTGGTCTAAATCGCGCTCTTCATACTTCAGCCGGAGCGCCATCAGGTAATGCCACATATCCAAAATCTCCTCCTCCATCCTCTCAAAAGTTACGGTGCGGGCCAGCAACCCACCATGCTCAGATTGGCCCTTGTCGTACTTCTCACCGGCCAATTGATTAAACCGGTCAATCGAGTAATCCCTTATTCCATCGGGCGTTTTAAGATCAAATTTGGCCATCTTGCTCCTTCCAGTTTTTCATAAATCGCATCCGGGCTAATCGCTAACCCGGAAAAGTTAATCATCTCTTCCATCCGCCCGGCCCAGAAAAAATCGCACAACTCACCAACCCTCACCCTGCTCCCGCTCAAACTCGCAAAATTCTCCACCGCCCGGCCGTCCTTAATCATTCCCTTCGCCTTCAGCTTCCTATACTCCCTAAAAGCCTGGAGAATAATATCGGAAAACATCCGCTTCACCCCATCATCGGTGTACTCAATCAGTATCTTCCCGGCCATCTCGGCGCCCTCCCTACCAGGACCAGGGATCCGCCCTCATTCCTATAGCGAATCGCCATGCCAGGCCGATAATTCTTATTGTCCCTCACCCGGATTGTGGTCTTCCCGTCATCCAACAAAACCAGCCGGGGGTTCCTAAAATTAAACCGGCCCACCACGCCCGTCTCTATGCCGTTAGCTTGAACCGCCTCTCCCTTACCCACCTGGAAATGCATCTCAGACTTGGCCTTCCCGGCCTGAGTCAGAATCACCTCGCGCTCATACCGCCATTCCAGCCCCTTCTTGAGATTCTCCCGGCGCCACTCAGCAAACTTCCGGTGAGGGATCCCCAGCCCGGCAGCAAATACCCGCTCAATGATCTCTCCTTTTGAATCCATTTTCTTAAAATCCCCCAGTTTCTCCTTTGCGAAATTCCCGGATTTCTCATTGCCGCTCATCATTCTTCCTTTTTGATCGGCAACTCTTTTTGTGGATCACAAGGCTTCTCAAATAAGGATATGAATGCCGGGGTAAACTCTCCAACGTATGCTCCCGTCATATTAAACCTGAAGTATTCAACAGCCTCCTCGTAATCCATCCCATCCCTTTCCTCTAGGATATCTATGCATTTATTCTCGTCGTAAAGAGCCTTGGGCTGAGATCCCATGCTTTCCACAATCCCCAGGAACGCATCCTCAAAGCCATCAGCGAGCAAAATATCCTGGTCTGGATAATTTAATTCCACATAGTCGTTTATGGGGTCTGCTTCAACTATCATGGCCCATTTAGCCT